TGCGCAGGGCGAAGGGTCGCAGGACGGCCTCCAGCACCTCGCGCTTGGTCATCGGCTCGCCGTCCTCGTCGTAGAAGTTGTCGTTGAGCAGATACAGCTTGTCCATCTCGAGCTCACCGTACGCGTTACGCTTCATGCTGATGAACTCCTTCAGGGCAGTGTACCGGATGCCCGTCGACTCAAGGCAGTCGGTCAGCACCTCGCGCATCGTGCTCAGTCCCGTCTTCTCCCACTCCTTGCGCTCCAGGATGCCAAAGTCCGAGAAGATGAACTGCACCTCGTAATTCTCCTTGTAGGAGTAAGGTTCCTCGAAGAGTTCCGGATCGAGCATGCCGCTCCAATAGAGTGCTTGGTCGCGGTAGACGTTGGCCCGGATGGTGCCCGGCTCGATGGTGTAGAGGTCGATGTACTTGCGGTCCGTCTCGCTGACGAGCGTCAGTGTCATCGACGAGCCCTGCACCGGCTCGAACTTATCCACCTCGTTCCACTCGATCTCCACGGGCGTGTCGGCCGAGAAGAACAGCTCGCCGGCCACGGCCTTGCTGCTGTCCGTACTCTCTATCTCCACATCGTAGCGGACGTTGTCCTCGCTGTAGAACGTACCTTTATATATTGCATACATTTCCATATTCCTCCTCCTTTATCGGGTTCTTGTATATATCCTTTCCTCCTGCTGAAGGAGGCCTACCAGTTCCCGCCTGCCCAGCCGGAACTTCACGGTCCCGCCGAGGGAGTAGGCCGGCTGGATGAGCTGCGTCAACTTGTTGAGCGGGGCCACGACCTCCGGATTGTTGGCGGCACCGGCATACTCGCCCATGATACCCAGCGTGGGACCGTAGAGCAAGCCGCCGTTGGCGAACTTGGGAATCGCAGCTGCGCCAATGATGGCCTGTTGCTGCGCGATGAAGCCGGAAGCTATCTCTGTGCCCGCAAAGGGAATTTCCGCATGTGCGGCAAACGTCTTGGCGGCGGCCAGTGCGGTCCAAGCAGCGGTCTCCACTCCGATGGCGGTGGTGTCTGCCGCACTGGCGGCCACAGTGGCCACGGCACCGGCTGCGGTGGTTGCCGCTTCGGCCTCCTCGGCGGCGGCTTCCTCCGTCTTTGTGGCGGCATGGCTCTTCGAGACATCCGTCAGTGTGCCGATGATGGCAACCACCGAGGAGAAGTCGCCGTAGAGCGAGAGCACGCCGTCGATGACAGCGGTCATCTTGTCCCAGGCGTTTCCGTTACCCTTGAGTGCGTCGGTCATGCTCTCGATGGATCCGCCGACACCCTTGATGGGACTCCAGATGTCCTCCACCCGGATCTGACTCCGCTTCAACTGTTTCTCGTAGCTCTTCCAGGCAGCCACCTGCTTCTGCACCTCCTTCCGCTGGTCGTCGCCCAGCGGGTTCTTGGTGTCGTCCAGCAACTTCTGAAGGCTGCGTATCTTTTCCTTAATGGCGTCGATACCGATAGCCTCCAGTTCGATGGTCAGTTTATGGCCTTTCAGTCCGTCCAGGTCATCCAGCTCGCTCTGCATCTTGGGGATGGCGGAGAGGCGTTGGAGGGCGTCACGCTTCTTCTCGAGGGCGAGGATGGTGCGCTGCGTGGCCTCTATCTCCACGTCGCTCTGCGTCTTCATGCTGTCGGTGTACCATGAGATGGCTTCCTCCAGGTCGCCCACGGTGTTCAGCTGGCTGATGTCCGCAGGTTTCGAAGCTTCATTCAATGCAGCCTCGCGTTCCTTCTTCCAGCGCTTGTACGCGTTGATGCGCTTCTGGATTTCCAGACTCTCCGCCTGGGTGGCGTGTTGCAGCTTCTGCTCGTAAAGACTGATGGCGTCAGAGGCCTGTTGCAGGTTGCTGAGGTCGGCCACGGGTACGGGGATGGTGGTATTCTCGTTCAGGACGCGCACCTTCTCCTTCCAGGCGTCGCGGGTCTTGACCGCTTCCTCGCGTTCGGCACCGCCCACTTGCTTAATACGCTGCTCCCAATAGGACAGCTCCGTCTCCGCCTGCTGGATGGAGTCGACGGCGTCTATGTCGAGGCCGATGTGAGAACCCTGTTCGAACGCCGTTTTAAGGTCGGTCACACGCTTTATCTGAGCGTCCAGCTGGCCGAGTTCCTCCTGCGAGGCTGCGTTGCGCTGGTTTTGCAGATAGGTCAGTTCCTTGTCGAAGTCATCGAGGGAACTGAACGAGGTGGGACGGCCAAGCTCTTCGTAGAGACGCTTCACGGCGTCCTGCGACTTCTGGGCCTCGTCCCGCTGCTTGATCAGGTTAGCGATGTGCTGCTTCTCGGCAGGGTCCGTCTTCTCGATCTGCGTCTGGTAATACTTGACGTTGTTGCCGAGCGCTTGGTAAGAGGTGGCATTGGCGATAAGGCTCTTTCCGTCGAACTCACTGCCCGAGGAAGTGGAGAGGTGGTATTGCTTTTCCAGGGCCTTCTTGCGGGCCTCCATCTTCTTCAGTTCCTCGTTCTCTTTATTTGCGTTCGATGTATCGGACGTTCCGGCCAGGCCTTTCACCTTGATGCGCTGGTTCTCGATGGCGGTGGAGAGGTCGGTATAGCTCATCGACTTCCAATCGCCTTTCTGGGTAGTCTCGTTCCCTACAGAGGATAACGCTTCGCGTGCCTGTCTCGCACTCTCCACGCAGTTTTGCAATTCGGTATTCCAACTTGCCGCCTGCTGGGTAAGTTCATCCTCCTTCTGTATGAGGTTGGCGTATTCTTCCGACCCAGTCTTTTCGGTGACGGTAGCGCCGCCTCCAATCGACCTCACCCGTGTTTGGGGAGGGGCGGTCTGGCCGCTGTCCTCGAGTACTTTTTTACGTTTCCTGACTTTATCCAACTCTACCTGAGTCTCACCGATTTTGCTGGCAAGTTCCTTGGCCTTCGCCTCGTAGGCAAGCTGCCGGCAATAGTCTTCGCTTTTGGACGTGAGCGTATCGTACCACTCCGAAGCGCTGCTGTGATACCCGAATTCCTCGCCGTATTGCTGGTTCAGCCGGGCGATAGCGTCGGTGGCATCCTTCTTGGACTTAATCAGGTCCTGCAGCTTTGCGCGTTCCAGTTCAATCTCGCTCTTGGCCTGCGCAGCCGCGTCCTTATAGGCGTTGGTCGAGCTTGCCAGTTGGTCGGCGTTATCGGTCGCCGCATCCGAGGAAGCGGAGAAGGAAGAGAGCGCACTTATCAACGCACTGATGCCTGCAATCAGAAGTGTGCCCGTCACGGCATACAATGCCGCAGTGGCCACTGTGAGTGCCGTTACGCTTACTGTGGTAGCTCCGGTCGTTGCGGTAAGGATGCGCATGGCTACAGCCTGCATCTTTCCGTGCAAGGTCGTTGCGTTGATCTGTTTGGCCAGCACTACTTCGGCCGAAGAGAGACCTTTTACGTATATGATTCCTTTTTGGATAGACGCACACATAGCTATTATGCCAACCGTAGCCTGACCGAGGATGGCCACATATTGCAGATAAGGCCGTGCCTTGCTGGCAATGGCTCCCACCTCCTTTGTCGCGGTGGTGATTTGATTGTTCAGAATCTGGGTGTAAGCACTTGCACTCCCTGCCATGCTGTCGTAGGCCGCAGAGATGGTTCCGGCACTTCCCGACATGGCCTCTACATTCTCGCCAAACTTATCGCTCAGTTCGCCCGTCAAGGACGTGAGCGCACGCAGCGATTCGGCGGATCCGAACAGTTTGCCATATATTTCCTGGTCCAACTGTCCGTGGGCGGATGCATAGCTCTTGATATCCTTATCCAGTTGCTGGAGGAAGTTGCGCATACCTCCCGCCGCTTTGATGGCAGCTGCGTCGAACTGGATGCCCATCTGCTGAGCCATGGTGGTGGCTTCGCTGCTCGGCTTTACGAGGGCTGTGAAGATGGCAGCCAACTGAGTGGATACTTCCGCAGTATTACCCGTTACGCCGGTCAGTGTGGCAAAGGACGCAAACAACTCGTCGATTGTCACGCCGAGCGTGGCGGCTGATCCTGTGACGCGAGGCAGTGCCTGCGCCAGTTGCTCGAAGGAAGTCACGCCGTTCTTGGCGGTCATCTGAATCTTATCCTGGATATCTCCGGCTGCGCTCCATTCAAGCCCGTAGTTCTTGATGATGGTGGAGGTCACTGTGACCGTTTCGCCCAGGTCGGCGATACCTCCCACCGAAGCACGGGCACTCTTCTCCAGGAACTCTATCCAGTTGTTCTCCGGCACTCCGTTGGAGATAACTTGATACAAGCCATTGGCTAATGCGTCTTTAGCTAACGGAATCTCCGAAGCAAGAGATTCTACTTGACCGGTCAGCTTCTTAAGCCCTGCCTGATCGAGACCTGCCATCGTATTTACGGCACGCATCGAGACGTCGAATCGTTCATAGCTGCCGGCAACAGAGTCTATGGCTTGATTTAGTCCACTTACAACTGAGGTTAAGGAGGTCACAACAACGGATAGTTCAGCCATCCTCGAAAGACCGCTGCTGAGTTTCTGAGCCTCGCCAGTGGCTTCCTTTACGGCTTTTTTAAAGTCGTCCATGTCCAGACGGAGCGTTTGTAATACTTTCTCTCCGTTGGATTCAAGTTCTATTTTGAATTTCACTGAATTATCCATTGCATTTTTAAATTAAATCACTAACTTTGCAAAAATGAGTTACGTTATGACTGAATTTTTAATACATCATCCAATCGCTTTGAAACTGATGCTCGTAGGTATAGTAGCCTTTTGGCTATTTGTATTACGAGGTATCGTCTACTATGTGGACCATAGTAGAGAGATTGATTACGAGGAAAGGAAACGAAGAGACGGGAAACGATAACGTAGGGCATTATTTGAACCCGTACTGCTTCAACGCTTCCCTGTACTTCACCATGATTTCCTCTGTGCTCATAGCCGGCTTGGCGTCCTGCCTTGTCGGCTCTTCTTTTTCCCACGGGAACACGGCGATGTCCTTTACACCGAGTGTCTTCTTGGAATAGGGCTGCACCACGCACACCGCCAGCCAGCGGTTGCGCTCCCATGCGCTGCGCTCCTTCCTCACCTCCTGTTGCTGGAAACATTTCCACACCTCCGAGAATTCGGATGGGGTGCATCGGCAAAAGTCATCCATACTCATCCCCATACACCCCATCGCGATACCCAACAGTGTTTCAATATCACTTTCTACTTCATCCTCATCATCTACTTTTTTT